CCAAGCCGACGCGCTCAAGGCTATAGACTTATTGAACCGACTTGACGGCAGCTACACCAAGGCAGAACAGACAGTAAACGTGCAGGCCGAGGCATATAAGCAGCTCATACGGGCTAACAGACACTTGCTGCAGTAGGTGCCCGGCGGGGGTTACCCCACCCCCATACACGTGTAGACCTGCAGGCCTCGATCACCCGACCCATTTTTCACACAGAATTTTTAGACTACGTAGACTAAACATAGGTTATGGTCTTGACGGCATACAAAGACTATAAGTACTGTATGGTCCATGAAGATCATACATACCAAACTACCAGAGGAACTACATGGTCTATTTAGACGGTCCTGTTTTGATAGCGGGGAGACCATGCAGGATGCGGTGGTTAGGTTGATAGAGGGGCGTGTTGGTGACCGCCAGGCTTCGCCTGGGGCGGGTCTTGGGGAAGAGAAGCCGGCTGTTCAAGATATGCCTGAATCTGGCCCTGTGGGATTATCGCCACAGGAGCGAATGCTCGAGAAGCCAAAGTGGGCGGAAGCTGAGGGGGCTCGAATAGCTGAAACAACACCCCCGGTCAAAACGGACGATGAGATAGCCGAACAGGCGTGGGAGGATGATCCATACTGATGCGATTAGAAAATGCCGTGGTGAGCCGCTCAGGGGCCTTACAGAGGATCTCTAAGTCATGACCTACCCCTTCTCAGAAGACGCCATTGTAAGCGACGACTTCAATGGCCATGTCAGTGGCCGCAAGAACCACAATGCGTGGGATGTGGCGGACGTCGAGGCTGCCACCATACTGGCCCCGGAAGACGGAGTGCACTTCTCCCTGTTCATGCTGCGCTCTGATAAGGACGTAAAGAAGGACCATGGGACTCTGCCACCCGAAATCCGCCCTTATTCCTGGTACTTCGCCGACCGATACGGGCTGTGCTCGATCTTGTTGGCCAAAGACCGCTGGTGGCTGTTCGCTCACTGCCCTGTTGGCGAAATCGGCGACATGACCAAATGGCGGGACAACCACAATCCGGCCAAGTTCGTTGAGTGCTATTCGCGTAACCACGGCCCTGTCACAGAGGGGGAAGCCCTCTCCAGGATCGGCGATACCGGCTTCTCCACCGGCCCTCACTGCCACATGGAGATCACCACGCCCGGATATCCAGGCGGTTACACAGGAAGGCTGGACCCGGCTAAGTTCTGGCCAGATGCAGCCACGGCCTCACCTGCATAGTACGCCTATGCCACATAGGCAGGAGGGGCATAGGACTTGCAGGGCCCGCATAGGAATGGGTAGGATTCGGGCATGCCGAACAAGAGTCTTGGCGTATCTGTTTCCGAAGCGGCGGCCGGGGATTTCAAGGCGATATGCGAGCACCACGGCCACCCGGTGAACAGGGTGCTGAACATGCTCGTCTATCGCGTCATTGACCACCCGGAACGCCTGCCACAAGCCATGCAGGAGTACGAGGACAGGGGGAAGACCTTTGCAAACAGCAACGAAGCCACTGGCTAACGGCTGGGAGTTCTTCGTGGAAGGCCAGTCCATCAAGCTGACCCGAGATGGGGCAATGCAAATGGTGGAGCAGATCCAAGAAGCCCTCGAGGCCAAAGCGTTTAAGCCGGCCGAGCCCCTGGAGAAAGACCCGTTTGATGTGGAGCCGGAAATAGCCCCGCCCGATCTGGGGCCCCTGCCTACGGGCCCTCAGTCCGGCCTTCCTGAAATTGACACTCCGAAAACCCAGACGGTTGAGCTTGAGGGCCTGTTTTGAAGGTAAGAATCCACCAGATGATTGGGTGGGCGAGGAGGTGGCGTGGCCGCCAGATCCGGTAGCCAGATCAACATCTACGGCATCGACAGGCCCGCCAGGGACGAGTTCAAGCGCATCTGCCGCAACCTCGGGTACCCCATGAACGAGGTGTTCCACGAGATAATTGAGGCGGTAGTGGAGGCGGGCAACGAAAAACCGCTCCGCGCCCTGTTCCTGGCGGCGAAAGAGGCCAAGAGTGCTCGTTCCTAAAGACCAAGACCCGTCGTTTAGCGTGAGGGAGGAACAGCAGAAAGAGCCCAAGACCTTGGTCGACGTGTTCTTCGTCCTTACGGCCAACCACGATGGCGGAGAGAGGGTGTGGTCGGTTGAGAGCGCCCCTGATAGGGCCATAGCGGCTCTCAAGCTGGCTCGCAACGGCCGGGTGGTGCGTATGCCCCAGATGCACCAGTGGGCGACATACCAAGACCCCAACGTGGAAGCCGAGGAGCTCCCCTCGGTGTCCATGGCCTACGACATGGCCAAAGCGGAGGGCAAACTGGGAGAGTTCGTATCCCAGAATGACCTCTAAGAGCCAAGACAAGGCCAAGCTCAACGAAATACTTGAGGGCCTTGGCTGGAAAGAGGGGCTCACGAAAGAGCTGCCCTCCAAGGAGCCGGAGCTCTGGGACAACGCCAACCTCCTCTGGATGAGGTGGAAGTCGCTGGCCGACCTCTTTTACCTCGGCAACGATGTGCTCGGCCTGTCAGCCGCAAAGGACCGTCGCGGCAAGTCCATCGTTGACCCTTCGCTCCATCGTTGGCTCTGCGGCGTCCTGGAGCAGGACAACGACAAGATGGTCCTGATCCCCCGGCGCCATGCGAAGACGTTCTGGGTCAAGGTCAGGATTATCCAGCAGATCCTCCGAAACCCCGACAATATCCGCATCGCCCTCTACTCCAAGACCTCGAACCTGGTGGAGTCTGAACTCAAGTCCATCATTCGCATGCTGCAGACGCCATCCCTCATGGCCATCTTCTCCGATGTCATTCCTGACCCCGGCAAGAACATGAACGGCTGGGCCCGTGTGACGGCTAACATGCTGACTATGAAGAGGGACGGCGAGACCGTGCCCCAGGAGAACCAACTTGAAGTTTACGGTGCTGGTGCAACTGTCACGGGAAAGCACTTCGACGAACACTATTACGACGATATTCTCAACGAAGACGACGCCAATACCCCTGAGGGAAATCGAAAGGTTGTCGAGTGGTACGGATACATCCAGGGCGTTCTCGAGCCTGGTGGCACTGAAACCGTTACCGGCACCCCCTACCATTACTCGGATCTCTACAACTACATCGAACAGGAAGGGATCTACGGAAAGCACATCTACAAGCGACCCGGAATAGTCAACGGCAAGCCCATCTACTCGTTCTACACGCTCAAGATGCATGAGCGGCTGAAGAAGAGGATGGGAAACTACCTCTACTCGACCCAGATCATGATCAACCCGATCCCGGCGGAGGATCAGTTGTTCCCGCCGCCGCAACCTACTTACAGCGGCACCCTTCCGGGCAAGGACGAGGTATACAAGTACTACATCACCGTTGACCCCGCCGCTTCGGTGAAGAAGTACTCCGATGAGACGGCCTTCTGTGTGGCCGCCATCAACTCCAAGGGCTGGATGTACGTGGTGGAGTGCTTTGGCGTGAAGAAGGGCGGCGAGGAGATAGCCCGCATCGTCCTTCAGCTGAACGAGCGCTACAAGCCGCTGAAGATCGGGGTGGAGGCTGGCTTGCAGGAACATCTGGCCACTGTCATCCGCATGACCCACGCCCAGTGGGAGCAGAGCCAGGGCCGCAAGATATCCCTGCCCCTCATTTCTATGCCGATCAAGCGGATCAACAAGTTCCAGCGAATCAACATCACGCTTGGGTCGTGGGTGAGGCAGGGTAAGTGCTTCTTTCACCCCAACCTCCATCGCCTCTTTGAGCAGATGGAGAAGATCAACCCGAATTACGAGGGCAAAGACGACTTGGCTGACTCGGTGGCGATGATCTTCCAGCTGGTGGAGTCATTCGCTTTCAAGTCCTGGGAGAACCCGCTGTACGAAACGCTTCACGCAGGAGGATTGGGATTCACGTTGCTGGATAAATTGGCAGAGGCGCAGAGAAGCGCCAGCAGCTGGTCTGAGAGGGTTAAGGTGTGAGGTATTGTAGCCGATGTGTGATGCCGGATACCAGGCCGGACATATCGTTCGACGAAGAAGGAGTATGCAGTGCGTGCAGGAACTTCGAGGCGAGAAAAGATATTCCCTGGGCCGAGCGAGAGAGGGAGTTCATTGCACTCATTCATGAGGGCGGCGGCGGTCAGTACGACTGCGTGGTTCCTGTTAGTGGCGGCAAGGACTCTACTGCCCAGGTTCTGAAGATCCAGGAGCTGGGATTCAACCCACTTGCTGTCAATGCCCGCACTTGCGACCTTTCCGCCATTGGCCGCAGGAATCTGGATAACATTCGGAACCTCTGCGACTTGGTGGAGGTTGCCCCCAATGCCAAGGCGCGCGCGGGGTTGAACAAGTTTTGCCTCGAGACCGTTGGCGACATTTCATGGCCGGAACACGTATCCATCTTTACTACTCCGGTCCGTGTCGCACGGCAGTACTCGATCCCGACGATAGTGTGGGGGGAGAACCCTCAGCACGAATATGGTGGCCCGCAGAGTGGTCGCCGGCATTTGGACCGATCGTGGCTGGAAGAATTCGGTGGGTTGTTAGGACTGAGGGTGACCGATCTTGGTTTGTCGAAGCAGGATGTCGCCCCGTACACCTATCCGACTGACGTGGAGGGAATCAGTGGAGTCTTCATGGGTTACTTTTTTCCCTGGGACGGATTCCGAAACGCGAGCGTTGCTCGCAGCCATGGGTTCGAGTGGTGGTACCGGGGAGTCGAGGGGCACGGGTTCAGATATGAGAATCTGGATAACCACCAGACTGGTATCCACGATTTCTTCAAGTACCTCAAGTTCGGATTCGGTCGCGCCACCGATATTGCCTGCACACATGTACGGCGCGGGCGGTGGACTCGGGAGAAGGCCCTTCGTCACGTGGAAGAATGGGACGGACAATTCCCCTGGAAGTACCTGAACATCTTCCTGGAGGACATTCTTCGGCCACTGGGGCTCACCGTGGATGAGTTCATGGACATCTGCGAGGAGTTCGTCAACCGAGACATCTTCGTGGGGTCGGTAACCAACCTTGCTCGCAAGGCGCATAATACCCACGCTGCTGCTTAGACGTGGGAAGCTGGTGAAAGGCGAACAGTTCGTTTCGGATAGGGTGGTAGGAAACCCTTCCGCGACTGTGCGTGTTTTCAATTTGCGCGAAGTGGATGAGCTTGTCGTTTTCGATATCGACGCGAGGGACATGGGCCGCGGCCCGGATCTGGAACAGATTCGTCGCATGTCCTCCGCTAATTTTGTTCCGCTTACCGTTGGAGGAGGAATAGACAGTGTCTGCACTGCGAGACGCCTTTTTAGGGAATGTGGGGCTGACAAAGTAGCTTTGGGCTCAAGAGGATGGCACCTGGCTGGAGATATTGCTGACGCCTTTGGCCGTCAGTCTGTTGTTGGTGTGCTTTCTGGGAGAGGTGATTACGAACCTTACATGGAGCATTTCGGTGAAGTTATCGTTCAGTCCAGAGAATTAGATGGGACTATGGGTGGCTATGACCTTGAGCGGATCGAGCGGATGGCGGGTGTGGCCGACTGCCCCGTTGTTGCTTCTTCTGGCTGTGGCGGGTTTGACGATATGCACGCTGCTCTTGATGTGGGGGCTGACGCTGTCGCGGCTGGAGCAATTTGGCAGTTCACCCAGCACACTCCGCTTGAGGCCAAAGAGCACCTTGGGGGTAAGGGATGGCCAGTAAGGATCACCTGACCTACCAGGAGCAGTTGTGGACCGGCTCCTTTGGAAGCGCCTACACCGACCGTAACCCCAAGTCTGCACCGCAACGAATGGTGTTCTGGGAGGAGATGATGAGCTCGCTCCAGCCAGATCGAACCCTTGAGGTAGGTTGTGGCGCCGGCCTCAACTTGGAGCATATATGGAACCATACCGAGGCGTGGGGCATAGACCTGAACGATGACGCGCTCAGGTTCGCCTCCGCTTTGCCTGACGTACAGGTGGTCAAGGCTTCGGGGCATGACATTCCGTTTAGGGATGGTTACTTCGACCTAGTCTTCACGGCTGGCGTGCTCATTCACCAACACCCTGACCTGGTCAGAGATGTCATGCGGCAGGCAGCCAGGTGCTCCAGAAAGTGGGTGCTATGCATCGAGTACGAAGCGGAGGAGTTCGAGGAGATCTCCTATCACGGCAAGAACATGAGCCTGTTCAAGGGGCCTTACTCGACCCTCTATGGCGAGCTCGGGTTAGAGCGTCAGCAGTCCGGTGAATTGGAGAAAGACATGGGATTCGATAACTGCTCATGGAGCCTGTTCCGCAAATGATCCAAGACCCGAATATCCGCCCGCGCCCCTACGTGGCCGCAATCATCCAGGCCAGAGAGAACTCTTCCCGACTGCCCGGCAAGGTACTCCGAAAGATTGGCGGGGCTTCCCTTCTCGAGCATGTCATAGCTAGGGCCCATGAAGCAGAGACGGTGGATGCGGTGGTTGTTGCCACTCCCGATAAGCGGATATCGGACATCGCAGGATCAAGGAATGCCCTCGATTTCTGGTATCGCGGCGACTCCACCGACGTGCTTGATCGCTACGTTAAGGCGGCCGAATGGGTGAACTGCGACATCATCGTTCGCCTCACCGCCGACTGCCCCCTGCTCGACCCCAAGGTTATCGACCTGTGCGTCAATGCTCTCCAGGGCCCGTATGACTTTAGTAGCAATGTGCTGCGACGCAGGTTCCCCGTGGGCTTTGATGTGGAGGTTTTTCACCGCGACACCCTTTACCGCATGGAGCGGATGGCTAAGGACGATCCGTTCTGGAGAGAGCACGTAACATACGGGGTATACAAAAGTGGACATTTGTGGTTGCATAACAACGTAGATGCTGTTAAGGATTACAGCTGGATAAAGCTTGCCGTGGACACGGAGGACGATCTTAACTTTGTCCGGGCCGTTTATTCCGAAATTCAACCTGGGGACGGGTACCAGGAGATAGCGGAGAGGGTGAGTGAACATTTTCGAGCTTTTGCTTCAGCTTGGGGCTCCGGCGTCGGCAATCCAAAGGCTAATGGAGCAGCAGAGAAAGTCGCCCCAGCAACGGCGGGACGGGTTTAGGGCTGACCAGATTGCCGTTAGTGGACCTTCGCTGCCCCTCCCACGGGGCGCAAGAAGTATTCGTGAAACACCTGCAAGATTCGCAGCTCGTGTGCCCGCAATGCGGTGAGAAGGCAGAGCGCATCTACTCTATCGGCAGCATGGGACAGATCATGGAGTTCGAGGCGGGGTACGATCGGATGCTTGGCCAACACTTCCCAACCAAGGCTGACCGTGACAACTACCTCCGCAAGGAGAACCTGACCAAGGTTGGCTAAGCAGAAAGACGATAAGTTTGCTTCGAAGCTATCCGGTCGGGTAGACCGCATCTTCACCGCCAACGAATCCACCCTGAACGCCATGAACCGCTATATGAAGCGGTACAAGGGCGAGTGGTGGAACGAGGGCCGGCTAGACGAGAACGACTCCAAGATCCACGCCAACTACATCTTCTCGACCGTAGAGACGGTAGCTCCGCTCCTCACCGACAACCGACCCATCTGGTCTGTGCGAGCTCGCCAGAGCTTCATGCAGAACCACCTCGAGGCCTTCTCCCTGGCCGCCGAGTACCTGTGGGACAAGCTGGGGATGGATGACATCTCCTATCGCTGGGTCAAGGACGCGCTGATCATGAAGATCGGCATCGTCAAAGTCCGCTGGAACAGGTCGGAGGATGACCTGGCGGTGGACAACGTGGATCCGCGGACATTCTTTAATGCCCCCGGCTATACCTCCCTCAAAGACACCCCGATGTGCGGCGAGCGCATGGAGAAGCCCATGTCCTGGCTGCGCTTCAAGTACCCCGAGAAGTGGGGGGAGGTGGTCAGCGAGCAAGACAACCCGGAGCTGCAGAGTATGCAGGACTGGGAGCTAGAGGAGCACAAGATCAAGGTCTATGAGGTCTGGATGCGTGACTCCGAGGCTGAGGAGTACTACGTAACCGACGAGGGCAAGGAGACCAAAGAGAAGACGGCCAACAAGAAGGCCAGGCCCAAGTTCCCCAACGGCAAGATCGTTACCATGACCAGCGGGGTCATCCTTGACGAGCGGCCATCTCCTTTCCGTCACGGCATGCCTCCCTACGTAGAGCTCTACGACTACACCGTTCCTCACGAGTTCTACGGCATGTCCGAGCCAGACCAAATCGAGGAGATGAACCTCTCCTTTAACCACTCGTTGCAGCTCATGCACAAGTGGATGACCTACTACGCCGATCCGGTGTGGATCGTGGACCCGGCTTCCGGCCTGGAGTCCGAGAAGGTCAAGGATCAGTTGAAGCGAGGTGGCGGCGTCATGGAGGCCACCCAGACCGGCGCCCAGAGGCCCTTGGAGAAAATGGAAGCACCTGCGGTAAACCAGACGGTGCCCATGCTGATGTCAGCTATCCAGCGCCTCATGGAAGAGGTTAGCGGGGTGACCGACGTATCCAAGGGTCAAGTCGGGAAGTCCCAGCGCCAGTCCGCCACTGAGATCAGCACGCTGATAGAGTCGGCCTACACCCGTACGCGGCAGCGTGTCCGCAACTACGAGTCCTCTGTGGCCCGTCTGCTTTACATGATGATTTCGATCATGCAGCAGTTCTATACGGACCTGCGCGAGTTCCAGGTCAGCGTGGACGGTAAGAGCCAGCGCTTCACGGTTAGCAACCGCAACCAGTTTGCCAGAGAGGCCGTGGGAGCCAGGGATGGCCAAGAGGGCCCTGACGAGAGCGCTCAGATAGACGCGGAGATGCAGGCGTTTATTGAGCAGTGGGGAGAAGTAGACCCGATATACGCGGCCTTCGACCTGACCGTCGACACTAATTCCTCACTGCCTATGGACAAGCAGTCCAAGGCCAACATGTTCCTTCGCTTGCTCGAGATGGCGGCCGGTAACCCGGTTACTTCCATGCCGATCTGGAAAGCCACGATTGATGCCCTTCGCATACCTCGCGGGAAGCAGATAATCGAAGAAATGCAGCAGAACATGAGCGCAATGCAGCAAGCTCAAAATCCGCCCCAGCCAGCCCCCGTGAGTGGGCCGCGGCCGGTGGGCGAAATTAACGAGGGGGTAGCGTAGTGAGTTTTATTGCTCCACTTGGGGTAGGGCGAAGTGCCGGCTGGTAGGGGTTACCCGCCTCCCCCCGGGCCTCCCCCTGGGCCGCCTCCTGGGCCGCCTCCTGGGGCGCCTCCTGGGGCGCCGGCGGGACCGAGTCCGTCTGACTCCATTCTCAACCCTGCTGATTCTCTACGGAACGTGGCGCGCGGGCGCGTGCATCCCGACATGAGCGTCCGAGAGGGCCTTGAGATGATGGGTATTGATGTGGACGGCCCTATTTCACAGCTGTCGGGCGTTAGACGGAGACAGATGCAAAACGCAACCACCGAGGGGAAGATCCGAGGCGCTGCTCCTGCTCCTCCCCCAGCTGGTGGTCCTCCTCCAGCCGCTCCGGGCGGCGGTGGCCTCGGTAGTCTTCTAGGGGGCAGATAGTATGGCTGGGGACTTGTTTTCAGGTAACAGGATGTTTGCAGGGGCTGGTGGAGCGTCTCCCAATTTCCGCTCAAAAAGACCTCCAATGCCAACCATGACAGGCATGACAGGTCAGATGCCTCCAATTCGGCAACAACCTGATCGGCGAAAAAGATCTGTGGCGGCTCTCCGGAGGATAGGCATGGATGCGGACAGGGCCGAGGTTATGGCCGACCTTTTAAGTAGAATGGGAGCCTAAAGTGGCAAAAGACGAGAGCAGTGATGCTCAACAGCCAGAGGTGACTCCAGCTGAGGCGGCGCCGGAGACGGTTCCTGCCGAACCTTTCTTCGCTTTCCAGTACTTGGACGGTGACCGGAAGGAGTTTAAGACCCGAGACGATCTTACCGAGGGCTTCAGAAAGTCGTACTTGCGACAGAAGGAGTTTGACCGGGATCGCGCCAAGTTTGAGTCGGAGAGGTCCGATATCCGTAAGGAGATCGAGCATCTTCGCTCAGAGCGTGAGCACGAACGCGCAGTATCCCGTCAGATGCTTGAGTATGATCGGATTCTTCAGAGCGACCCTGCGGCCTACGCACAGGTCCAAGAGATCCTTAACAGGGGGAATGTCAGCATGAATGGACAGCCTGCACCTGCCCAGGAAAGCGGCTCTTCCAGGGAGATCGAGGAGCTGAGGGAGGAGCTCAACCAGTACAAAGCGGATCGGGACACCGAAGCTGCATGGGCGCAAGCCGCATCGCGGTACGGCGACCTTGACCGCGGTGCCGTTGAGGAGATCCTGGCGCAGATCGGCGACGGGGACTCCCAGAAGATGATCGAGGTCTTGTACCACGCGCAGAAGGGCTATTCGTTGAATGGCAGTCCTGCAGCGTCAGACGACAGCGTGGCTAAACAGACGGAGGCTGAGAAATCACTGGCCGACCTTTCCCCGGCGGGAGGGGCTGCCAATAGCTCTGCTCCACAAAACTTTAGCTCAGCACAGGATGCGGCCGACGCGGCCTACAAAGCCGCTGGCATAACTACTGGCTGAGCAACAGGACGAGTGAATGGCTCTGACTAGGGACGAGGCAAACTCAGTATCGAGCAACTTCTTCGATAAGACGCTTACGCAGCAGGTCTACGAGAAGTCGCCGTTCTATAGTCGCCTCAAACAACGAAACAACGTTCGTACCTCTGGTGGTAACAACATCCAATTTGCGATCCGGTACCAGACCCTTGGTTTGGCGGAGGCAGTGGACCCGCGCCAGCAGATTACATACGAACAGAAAGAGACTCGCACGTCAGGAATCCTGGCGTGGAAGTACATCGTGGGCAAGAACATGATCAGCTGGGACGAGCGGGTGCAGAACACCGGCAAGGCCCAGATCATCGACCTTATTCGCGACAAGACTGAGGAAATGCAGCAGGACATGTTGAACAAGTTCAACACCGACCTGTACGCAACCACTCAGGCGGACAATTCTTTCTCGAGTCTTGACACCATCATCGACACCGGCACGACCTATGCCGACATCGCAGTGGCGGATGCCGCCGAATGGGCAGCTGCGGCCGAGGACACTTCCGAGACCCGTCTTCACCTGTGGGGTTCTGCAACCTCCGTTTCGAAGCGGATTAACGATGCGACTTTCGGTCCTAACTTCCCAGACCTCTTGGTCACCACCCGTGACCTGTTCAGCAAGTTCGAGTCCCTGGCCGACCCGCAGCGGGTCTACCGTGACAACAACATGGCCGACATGGGGTTTGAAGCGATCAAGTTCGGTCGTTCGAGCGTGGTGGGGGATTACGCCTGTACCGCTAACAGGCTGTATGGCATTGACACCTCGGTCTTTGAGCTTCGGTATCACCCGAACTTCAATTTTACGACCGAGCCATGGGACGACCTGAAGCAGGCTGGCTTCCCGCATGCACTGATCAAGATCAGCTCTTGGGCTGGTAACCTGTGCTGCAAGATGCGCAAGACCAACTTCAAGTACACGGCCCTGGACTACACCGTATAGGGGTGCTGAATGGCATACACTGACACAAACTCGTCTTTCACGAGCCTGGCTTTTCGCCAGGACTCAGACACCAAGACGTGGATTAAGGCGACCGCTCTCGAGGATCTCACCGCAGGCACTCCGTACCTGGTCTTTGTGGGGGCAACTGGCTACGAGGCGCAGGCTGTCTTTGACACCGGCGTCACCTACCCTGGTTCAACCACGGCCGGGTACCACTGGGCCTACGTTGGGGTTCCCGCTGAGGCGATCACTTCGGATGGTTCCGGGTGGCTTCAGATTGGCGGCTACAACGCTTCGGTCACTCTTAGTGAGACCACGATCACCCAGGGCACGGCTATCAAGTGGCATGACGCCTCCTTCTCGAACGCCGATCAGACCTATACGGGTGCGGCGAACGAGTGGGCGGTAGGCGCGGTCTCTGACTCGACTGGGTCGAATACCGCGTTCGCGATCAACCAGGTTCCCGTCAGGGTCTCTGGGACGACTTAGGAGTAGTGAATGGCTGGTACTGTAACCGCTACCTACGATAAGGGACTGAACGGGAATTACACGATCCAGTCGGCGGAGTCGAACGGTTTCAACTTTGCGGTTGGGACCGTTGCTCTCGGCACGTATACGTCCGGAGGCATGACCTTTACGTTGGACTTCAACAACACGGATTTCGTGTTAGTTGGTCCAGCTTCCGGCTATATGTTCCAGTACGATTACGAAAACGAGGCGCTTCAGATTTTTAATCCGACCGCCTCGGTGACCGTGACCGGCACTGCCGAGAACGAGACTTCTCCTGCGCAGGAGTTGGCTTCGGATACCGATGTAACGTCGTTCACTGCTGTTCAGTTCGTGGCGTTCGGCCACTAGGGGCGTAAATGTTCCCTTACGGGACAGGCCCGGGAACTAAGCCGCTTCAGGGGGTTGCCAGTCTCAGCAATGCGACTGGTACCGTCTGGGCGGCCATCTCCGGCTCAAGGTGGACCCTGGACAACATCTTTGTGTCTTATTCGGGGGCTACTGAGGGGCAGGAGATCCTGATCATGGACGACTCGGTTACGGTGGCTCGCATCCCGGTGGAAGCGACCCAAATGACCGACTCGTTCTATGTTGGGTACACGTCTTCGGTTACCAACACTTCGCTCCGAATGCAGGCTCCTGCTGGCGGCACTGTTAACGCGGTCTTCGTGGGGCACACCGGCGGAAAGTGAGTGTTGTAAGGTCTGGCGGGGGCTACCGAGTAGTTTCCAAAAAGGGCAAGAACCTCTCCAAGACGTTCAAGTCCTTCAAGGAGGCTGCCAGGCGCCTTCGCCAGATTGAACACTTCAAGAGGCGAAAGAAGTAGGCAATCCGTGGAGCCTTCTGTGCCTGTTTCTTTCGATGATATAGATATTTTCCGCCGCCCATTTTGTCACATAGTCAAGGAGGGATGCTGATATTACTCTTGGCGACCAGGTAACCTACGCGCACAGGCAGTCTCGCTCGACTGCCAACGAGACCAACGTCTCAGTCAATTCTGAGGCGACTCGCAAGTACATCAACGAAGGCGTCAGAGAGTTCTGCAAGATCGTCAAGGGCGTCGACAAGGAGGACTACCTACAGCTGGTGCCGCGCTTTGACTCCAAGACCTGGTGGGGCATCCGCATTACCATCACTGGCGGCACTAACGCCATTAGCGCCACTGATGTGGCGATAACCTCGACCAACCGGGCCAACACCACGGGCGGTACTATCGCTTCCGATCTGCAGCTTCGACTCCGGGCGGCCATAAATGCGGCATCGGGGGGATCGGACGCCAACGCCACTGTGGTGTTCAACACCTCCGGGTCCAGCCTGTGGAAGTTCACCATTGATTCGGTGAACGGAACCGACATAGCCATAGAGTCTCCAGAGAGAGATGACCTGACTGACGCCACTGAAGTTCTGTTCGCAAAGACCGGATCTTCGGGTGCCCAGACCTGGGTGTCCAACCTTCCGCAAGACACCTTCATCGAAACTGACCTGCCTTCTGGCTTCTTGGCCATCACCGATGTGGAATGGGACGGCCAGCCTTTGGCAGAGGGTCCGTGGGCGCTGTTTATTTCCCCGGACAACCATGGCGACCCCACTCACTACGCAACAAAGAACAATAAGATCAGGCTGTTCCCTGCCCCTTCTTCGCAGAAGATGTTTCACATCTGGTACAAGGGAACCGAGACTGACCTGGCGGTTAACGGTTCCGCAGACGGGACTGACTGCCCACTTCCTTCCGAGGTGCACATGGCTCCTGCCTTCTACGCCACCGCCATGCTCCTTGAGGAGAAGCACGAGTACGATAAAGCCACCCGCCATATGGGTAACTTTGTTCGCATGGCCCGAGAGTATCGCTTGCGCGAGTCAAACGCTGACTGGGCTCTGTTCCCAGATCCGGAGACTGCTTACCGACCACCGAAAGTAATTAGTAGCACGTAGATGCCGGGGAGCATTTTCTCCTTTGCCGACTTCCGCGGAGGTTACGCGACCTCGGTTCCGTCTGAGCACATGGCAGACAACGAGATGCTCAAGGCGGACGACGTGACATGGAACGATGGGCTTGACCAGAGAGCAGGTCACTCACGTTACGCCTCGGTAACCGGCAGTCTTACCCTCGGGTCTATCAGGGCGAAGATAGAGGGCGTCTGGAGGACCATCAGGGCCGTTCAGGGCACCGTTAATGTGGCCTTCGAGGTGGGGACTACTACTGCGTTCTCTACTCTCACTCACGCCTCTGCTACGTCCTATACGATTACCAAAGGATCAGACGTGCAGTTCGCCCGACTGGGCGAGAAGGTGGTGGCGGTCAATGGAGTGGACCAGCCGTCCGTTATCTATGCCACTGCTTCCTCTGTGTTTGTTGATACCGTGGAGAGGCTGGATACCAGGGACATGGACGACGCCTACTGGTACGCGGGGCAGTTCAGCTCTGTTACGGCCAGCGGCAACTATGGCACCGACACGGCTGCCGCCCAGAGCTCTTCGTCTGTCACCTTTGAGCTCCAAGCCACCGTTACTGGTACCGGGTTCTGGGTGGCATCTGACCTTACGTTCAACCTGCCCGAGGTGCTCGACATGGAGGCCACTACCAGCGCCACCTTCGCCTTTGAATACCTTGGGCGGGCTTCTATTGGATCTTCTGTCACCTGGGTGTCCTACACGCCTAACGACGTGCCGACTTGGACTGCAGCCGGCGACAGGGCCATGGAGTTCGACTTTCCGCTCGACCCCGTCACCGGAGATCAATTACTTGCTACTGGACCTATTTCTCTCGGGGTGCCGTTAACCAACAGGTTCTGCTGGAGGGCGGTGAACAGGGAGACCGACTTAGCTGCCCCGCTGGACGCCCAGGGCTTGAACGTTAAGCACTCCCAGTACTTGCGTCAGATCAACCTGGGATACAAGCCAGACACCGTTGCCGAGCACGGATCAAAGATATGGCTGGGCATGGGGAACTGGCTTAGGTTCGGCGCTTTTGGGAAGCTGACTAACTGGATGTCTCGGGACTTTGAATTCTTCCACGACGGTGGGTCCATTCAAGCCATGGTTCCTGGCGTGGGAAGAGATGCCCTGGTTGTCCTGATGGATAGCGGAATTCACACCATTTTTGGCACGTCTCTGAAGAACGTGTCCGTTGATAGGGACCAGTCCAAGGTCGGCGGAGTAAGCAAGCGCGGGGCGGTGGTTCACGGCCGGGTCATGTACTTCATTTCTCGAGATGGGATTTACGGTTGGGACGGCATGAAGGCCACCAAGATCAGTAAGCATATTCAGTCCGACATCGACTCTTGGACGTTGACTGATGCCGCGGCGGTATCCTGGAAGGGTAAGATCCTATTCTCGTTCCCCACTAATTCCCGCATCCTGGAGTTTGATCCCGACACGCTTCGGCCAGACCCTATGGGCGATGCACGTGTATCCTTTTTCAGACACACCGGGGTGGGCATTAGTCAGTTCCAGTGGCAGTCATCGGCAGATGACAATGATCTGTTGCTGGGCATAGACAACACCAACGTATACATCCTGAAGCTTTACAGCGGAACGGTGGACAAAATCAACGCGTCGGCCACCATTAACTACGACGTGCAGTCCAAGTATTACGACTTTGGTTCGTACCACAGGCCCAAGGTGTTCCGAAGGCCTACGTTCCGCGTGGCGGACGTATCGGCAGCCGGGGGCGATGACTACACGATCAAGCTGTTCACCCAGAACCAATACGGGGAGGCCAGCGCTACCGCTACTCTTACCGCTTCAGTGGCATCCGGAATCCATGTGGCTTCGGTGGGAGTGCCTCCGGGCATGGATGGATACAACTTCGGGTTCGGCGTGAACCACGACACCCAGCATCACGCTAAGTTCTTTGGCGTGTCGCTGGAGGTGGAGGAGAGGGCGCAGTGAGCGATCTATTTGGCAACAACAAGGCTCTTGGCAGTCTGTTAGGCAAAAAGCGGGGCATGCAAGATCTGTTCGGGGATTTTGGCAAGAAGACCCTTGCTGGCGCTCCCCCGGATCTTTCTGGGCCCACTTTTTCTACGGCTGGCCAGGGGGCTCCCGAGAATGTCTTGCCCCCCCCAGACGCACCTGCGGCCAATCGCCAGGCCTTCAGTGACGAAGATATGCGGACCGTTGGAAATTATAACGGCCCCGCCTTCGCAACCAATCATCGTTACGCATGGCAGTTGGGGGATCCGATCTCCGCGGCCGCCGGTGGGCCCAACCGCGACCATATTGGCCCCACCGAACATGGCATGTGGAGGATCGATAAGAGGGACCCCTGGAACCATACCTGGGTCTGGTGGGAAGGCGACACGACTGGGATGAGCCTTTACTACAACAGTAAATGGGGAGGCGAATACGCCCGCGTTGATCCCGATCCTGATTATCTTCCTGACGAGCCCCCAGCAACTCCTGAATCGGCCGCGGGCGCCGCGGATGACGCAGCAGAAGCGTTCGTCGCGGACATGCAGCCGTACATAAATCAACTAGATGAGTGGCTCAAAAAGCTTAAAGATCTTGAAGTGCCGGACATCGACACAAAGGACGCTGTTAAAGCACTTCTGGACGAACTTGGTTCTGAACTCACTTCCGCGGAGCAGCTTGAGAGGCAGACGCAGGCGGCCATAGATGCTGGCTTCTGGACATTAAATGATGACGGCGATGTCGAGGCTGATTTGCTCGGCTATCAACAAGCGATAGCGAAATCTAAGGACATAACCAGAGTACCCAAATATGGCGGTGTAGCTCGAACGGAGCTTCAGCAGAGGCAGCTTCAGCAGGCTCGCGCCGCTGACGTGAATCTTGCTGCCCGGATGATGGGCGACGTGGGGGGCGAGTCGTTCGGAAGGGCCATGGCGGCAACTCACGATTTCACCGCCACTATAGCCAACCAAGATCTGCGGCGGCAGATGGAGGTGGACAACCAGAACTTTGAGAGAGCGATGATCTCTTTCCAGGCTGAGAACGCTCAACTCCAGGCTGCGGTGAACCGAGGCGCTCTGTCTGCCACGCAGTGGATGGACCGCAGAGAGCGAGCCATCATGGCCGAGATCGAATCGGTATACCGGAATGCTCAAGTTCAGCTCCAGAAGTTCGGGGCCGAGCTTTCCCTTATTGTGGCCAACGTAGACAATGTTACCAAGGCTGCCATGACGGCCATGGGCATTGAGTCCACGGCCTATGACATTTGGCAGGCCGAGTACGACCAGCTCGTGCAGCCAATTTTGGATCAGGAGAGTCTAGGCTGGGAAGGTATCGATCGGAGTGGCTCAGGCGATTGGGAATGGCTGCAGGCGGTTGCTATTGCTGTAATCCCGATCTTGATCGAGGCGGGCATAGAGTTTCTGGAAGGATTGGGAGAGTAAATAGATGGCTATTCAAGACGCACGACAAATGTTCACGACTCTCATGGGGCAGCGCCAACAGCGCAGAGAAGGTGCCAGGAATAGGTTGTTTCAGGGCATTCTATCGGCCGGAAGCACCCTGTCCAGCGCGATGGAGGCTCGCAGGGATCGCGAATTTGAGGCTGAGCAAAAAAGGCTGGACCGTAAGAACAGGCTCGGAGTTGAGGCGAAGCGCCAGAGCAATCAGATGGCCGTTGAGGATAAAAGGGCCGAGAACGAGCACGATCTATTCCTGAAGCAGCTGGGGCTGCCAGATGGCATCAACTCCACCCCGGAAGAGATTGCCGATGCTTTTAAAGAGGAACAACGGTTCAGGCTGAATCTTGCCGGTGCTGGCAGGGTCCATGTAGACACCGGCGCCAAGAGCCCCACGCAGCACCTCATGGAGGCCGTGGGTAATGTTGTTGATGAAGAGTTGCTTGTCTATAACAGTCTTGCGGGCGCTCCGGAAAATCAAAAAGAAGCACTCTTTGCGGCCCTTTTGGCCAAGGTGGAGAGGGTGTTTGCGGAGCAGCAGGGCAGGCTTTTTACCGACAAGGAGAGGGAGATAGCCGAAGGTCAGCTCAGAGTTGAGCTTGAGCCGCCACCTGCCGCCACGCCAACGCAGGAGACTTTTGTCGCCGACGATGGCGACTCTAAAGGAGACGCGTTTTCTCTTTCTTACGACAGGGCGGTGCCGCTTATAGGTTCCGAGAACCTTATGCCCAGTGAGCGTGACGCTTGGGAGCAGGCGAGGTTACTGCTTAGTGATGCCATTGAAAGTGGTAACGTGGCACACCAGACTCAAGCCAGTACTGCCGGGGCATTCTTAGTCCAGAAAGGAGATCAAAATCTCGCCCGTGTTCAGGAGATGTTAAACGAGTTGTCCCGAAGTATGGGCTTGGTGTCCTCCGATACTGCCAATGTCGAGTTGAGAGAAAGTTCTGTGGACGAAAATACACTGCTGTCTTTGGGAGACAGCGAGATTTCTGTTCTAGAGGACTTGGATGTCGGCAGGTTGTCAGAGGAAGAGAAAGCACTGGTTAATAAAGCTATTGAAGATGGGGAGGCCACGAAAGCCGAGATAGATGCTCTCAAGGAGATAATTATAAGACTTAACCCGAACCAGATTCAGCTTCATCAGACGTCGCAGTAGGCGGCGGTGAATGTCGGACCGCCTTGAGCTTCTCCGGAGCCTGAGAAGAAACGAGAGAGGGACTGCCCAAGACTTAATCAGGTTCCGGGACACAGCCCTCCGTCTGCGCACCGGCCTGACTCCTGCTCAGCGCGACCTTCAGCAGAACTACAT